CAAATAAATTTCTTGTAAATGGTGTTAGGGTATAGTATCTATTTAGTTTTCTTGTAACTCTGTGAGTTTTGCAATCCTTGCAATAAAAAGTATCGGTACTGCAGAAATCACAATCATAGATTGTACCGAACTTTAAGAATTTAAGTGCTGTTCCGCTTGCATAGATACATTTTCCATCAGGATTTATTCCTCGTGTTTCGAATACAGTTTTGAAAGCATTTTTGTATTCATCCTGATTTCCGGGTTCGACGAATACTACAAAGTCATCTCCTTTGACTAGTAGTTCATAGCTATCGCGATGTTTACCCATTACAACCTCCAGAACATACCTAATTAGTCGTGAAACTAATTCAGTATTACCGTGTGTTGTTGGATATTCACCTGACTTCCTTGTTCCCTCTACCCATATATTCCCAAGGTTTATTATTTCTTGTATACCTTTGAATTTTAGTGTTCCTTGTTTACCAAACATTTTTGAAATTATTTTAGTGGTATTATTGTTTAAGAAACAATCCCATGCGGCATCATCACAGTGATATATCTTTTTCTGTTCCTTAATATACTTATAGGTTAATCTGTTAATCCCTAATAAGAAATCGGTTACTGATCTGTCTAAACCACTAATATCACCCTGTATTGTCATGAAGAGTCCTTTCTTCATGCATTTATTATAGAATGTTCCTAAATCATCCCAATTCTTGGTGACGCAATATCCTTTAACATTGTTTTCGTCATATAATTTTTGAATTCTTGAGATGATAGGTCCGGTTACCCACTTGATATATGGCTCTGGTCCACATATGCATCTATTTTTAGGCCAATCCCACTCTCCTGTTTTAGTTAATGTAACTTCTTGTTTTTCAAGTTTACAGAACATATTGAAATTATTTTGGAGTGGTACATCTTTTTCTCCGCGATGGTATGGTCCAACTTCATTTTGTTGTGACCTTGTTAGACTATTATACCAGTGATTATAACTATAATCAAAATCCTCTATAAATGGGCGTATTTCAGTGTCCCATATTTTATAACTCCATTCATTGAATTTTTCAACAAATTGAGGATCTGGTTTTTGTACATACAATGCTTGTCTTTTTAATGCATTGTATAGATTGCCTTTACATTGGTGATAACATATTACTGGGTTTGGTAAAATTGTATTAGTTAATTGCATTAGACCCTGTGATTCACAATCCTTACATTCCATTTTCATGTAATCTTCTAATGTAACGTTGTAAGGTACGTTAGCTTTCCACACGCAACCTGGTGCTAATTCTCCAACTGTAGCTTTATAAGTTTTTGGATTTATACAACTTGATTTATAGATTGGATAATTGTTCCAGTATCTTAAAAATAGATGGTCCTGGATTGCGTGGATTTTGAGCAAGCCTCCCTATTGGTCCTTTTTAGGACCTTCAGCATCCAACTTCCAATTGAGTTCTTTCTCTAAATTTAATTTATTGAAATTTTCAACGGATGCTTTAATTGAATAAGCGAAAATAGCATCTTCTAATATCTTAACTGAATCAAC